AGTTTTTATCACGCCAGTCTTTTTTAGTTATACAGAACAATGCCCATAATTGTTTCTTTGAAGCAGGTTCGTCAGGGTTGTTAATGGCTTCGTCAATTTGTGTAGATTCATTAAGAACAACACGATAACCCTGTTGTTCAAGAATTTCTGTGGCTTCGGCAACCAAACCAGTATTGATGTCATTTGTTAAGAAATCAATAATTTGTGATTTAGTTCTACATTCTTTTGTAGCACCTTTACCATCAATTCTATCAATGAAAACTACTTGACCATTTTCATCTTCACCTGGTGAAATGTAATAAACATACTCAGTTCCATTATTAAATGTAATGGTTGCTTCAAACACTTTATCATCTGCTTGCATTTTAACATTGTCTTTGGTTAAACCGAGACCTTTGGCTACGGTAGTAACGATATCAGCAATCCAATTCTTTAAGAATCTTGTTAGCATATTTTCTCCATATATTAAAGGGTTTTGAACCATTCATTGAAAGCATTCTTGATTTCTCTTGAACCCTTTCTGTCAATTTTCTTATTGAATGTTTCAGTAGCACGAATGATTTGTTCGGCTTTCTGTGGAGAAGTAACCTGGATATTATTTACCATTTGGTCGGCATTAGAGATTACACCACCTTCTACTTCTTTTTCAACATACAAACCAAGTGATTCATTCAATACCCATTCAGTAGTTTGTTGTACAGATTCGTACATAGCATCGCAATAAGCAACCTGTGCGGAAGGCATATAAACTGCATCAATAGTAACCATGTGATAGTCATCGGCTACAATGTTACCTTCAAGCAAATTACCAGTACCACGGGAAGAAACACCCATCTTACAACCACCTTTCAAAAGGGCTTGTAATTCTTTACCATTACGAGTGTCAAGAACCAATGCTTTACCCATAGCAAGTTTACCATCCATAGCGAGCTGGGTGATACGAATAGCAGCGGCTTTTGATTTAATTTCTGCGTAATCAGGGTGGTCTAATTCACCCAATGCTTCGTGAGATTCAATGAGTTGGTTATAGAGTTTAACTTCTCTCTCAATAATCTTTTGTGGATAAATTCTACCATTTCTATTTCTATCTTCGGCCTGTAAGAATGGACCTGAGATATACATGTGTTGTTCTTTAATGTTACCTACTGCTTCTTCCAATAGGTTGCAGTCCACTGGTGAACTACATTGTTCGTTAAATAATTTCTTAAAATCTGCCATTTTAAACCTCTATTTTTGGTTATATTTTCTATAATGTATTTATAAAAAAAGAATGGTAGACTGAACAAATCTACCATTCTATTGTGAGATTTTAAAATGACTGAGTTAAAGTTTCATAAATTCTAGGATTTTAGAGCGATTAGCATAATAATAGTTAGTCCAAATATCTACTACTTCATTTATAGTATCATTATCAGTTTTATCCATTTTTATCTTCTTTTGGTGATATGGACTGGCGTGGAATACAGCATCATCACCCAAAATGGACTTACATTCATAAACTCCTGAATAACTTGTTCTAGCAATCCAATGACTAAACAAATACTCTGCCCACCCCAATAAAGTCTTATTTCCACTCTCATTGTTTGGTGTAGTCATACCGGTGTCAAGATTTAGGATTTTATAGTTAGACCAACCGGATTTCATTAAACCAGCGTTAAGAACGTCTATTGGGCAGTTTTTCCACATACCACCATCAATATAGCAGTTCTTGTTTTTATCATATACGCAATCAAAATATGTTGGTGCGGCAGTACTAGAAAGAATAGCAAACCATTTATCTATATCTTTATCACCCAAGTCCCAAACTTTTTCCACATTCTGTATATTTGTGCAGGTTGTTGGAATATATACAGGTTTCTTCCAATCACCACATTTTCCCTTGAATTTATCTTTAAGAATTTTGGTAAGGTTGGTGTTATCATAAGTAGGGCATTTTGGTTGAAGTCTTTTATACCAGCTATATTTGGTGAATATCTTTTTTAGGTTGTTTTTATAAAGGTCAAATAAATCATGTGCGGAATATCCCTCGGCTAGACCAGCAGCAATAATCGCACCAGTTGAAGTACCGGCATAGGCAAAAGATACATCGGTAATCTTTTTACCCAAATCTTGTTCTAATTTACAGAGAAATGCTAAAGGTCCGAATACCTAAAGCACCACCACCACATACACTAATTGTTAGTGTTTTTGACATTGTTATCCTTCTCCCATCTGATTCTAAATTCGGCTGCGTGTTCCGCAATCCATTGTGTTACAAATTCTTCCCCTGGGTCACAACCCCTGCGTTCACCTTCTAACCATTTTTGAACTTCTATTTCTTTTATTTGGTCAGCCATGAACTTCTTCATTATTTGATATTCTTCATCTGTCATAATTGAGACCTCATTTGAAATACCCTTTATATTTCAACTTCACCAACAAAAAATAATATACAATTTATTTATTTGTGTGTCAATCCCAATTCAACATCAGTTACAACTTTAAACTTAAATCCATTTCTTCTACACCAATCTCTTGCGGCTGTCCATTTTTCGTGATTTTTCTTCAAAACATTACAGTATTCCTGCCATCTATCAATGCGTTTTTGATTCAGTTTACCGCTAGCTGTTGGTTCTAGTTTTGGAAAAATAATCTGACCACATTCATCCAATCTAGGAACCTGAGAACTTGGTTTTACTTCAATTAGCCATTTCTCTAATTCACCATCTTTTGTTTTGCAGGTAAACTGAAAGTCAGTAATGTATCTGTGAGATTTACCATCTATTTGTGAGAAATAAGGAATCTCAGTTATTTCACTTCCCCATTCCAAAATGTTGTTATTCAAATCCAACCAGTTCGCCATTATCTTTTCATAGCTGGAACGAAATGTAATTGGATGGCCTTGAACTCTACCATTCAAATTCAAACATTTCTCAGGGTGTTTTGGACTAAATGTACCCTTCAAATAATTGTTGTTAAACATCGCCATAGTTAATCCTTCATATTCTCAATTTCTGTAATTGTTTCACCAATTTCTCTATATGCTCGTTTTAGCCATTCATTTTGAATGTGTTTATAAAATACTTCATAAATTCGGTTTGGTATATTACAATCCAAACTCTTTTCAAGAACTTCATTTGGTACATCAGCTAGATGAAAATAACTAATCAAAAGAACTTGGGCTTTAATGTATTCGTCATCAAAGATACCACCTTCATACAAGGCTAATTCTATATTTTCTTTTGTTTGTAATAAATCTAAAACTGATTCATAAAGTTCTTTTGTATGTTGTTTCAATTCTAATTTAGTCATATACTATTTATGAACAAGAAAACCCCGGGCTACTAACCCGAGGTTTTTGTTTAATTTATTTTGAATGTATTACATTGTTTCATTGGTTGTTACACCAGTATTTCTATCAACAGTAATTGTAACATCAATGAATTCAATGGCTTCAGCAGGAACAACTCTAATAGCAACATTCATAATATGTGGGTCTTCACTATCTTGTGTTACAGATAGAGCATATTGTTCAATACCTTCAGCTGCTTGTACACGGTTCAAGAAAGCATCAATAGAGTTTCTAGCGGCACTTCTTGTGTTAGCAGTATTCTGCTGGAACAAGTAAGGGAGCATCATAGTTTCAAGAACCTTTTCAATGTAGTTCAAGCATCTACGAACATTGATTCTATTCAATGCGGAGTCTTTCTTCAAAGCAGTCTTTTGTCCGTATAAGCATTCACCATAACCGGCACAATCTCTTGATGTATTAACATTGATGTCATACAACTGACCAATTTCAGGGTCGGTCAAACGAGTTAATGGGCCGTTGGTATAGGTAATGTTACCACGCTGTACACCAGCAGGAGCATACCAAGGATAACCGGTCATATCACAGTAAGCCATACGGCAAGCACCAGCAACAGATTTAGGTAAGTAAATCCAAGAAGCAAGTGTTCCATTGTAATACTTGTCATAGCCAGCGTATTCGGCTACATAGGTACCATTGTTAAATGCGAACATTTTGGCTTCACCAAGCATTCTCTTAACAGATTTAGCTTCTCTTGAAGTTACCTGAACTACACCAATGTCAATAGTTCTGCTAGCAGCAATTTCGGCAATTCTTCTTTGGAGAGCAGAATATCTCTGTTTTCCATTGAATGTGTCAATGGCTTCAACATTGAACAAAATGTCAAAATCGGCTTTCTGTCTATCTGTATAGAGTTTCAAACCAGCAATCTTTTCAGTTACATTATTCTTCTTTGAGTTAGAACCACCGGTCAATCCATAGATAGCGAATGTTTGATGTGGCATAGCATAGGTACCAGCACCAGTTCTTGCATCGTTTACAGAATTACGAGAAACATAGATGTATTCGGAATGACCGTTAATGACGTTTGGAGCATACAAACTATTACCTTCTGCGTCTTTTGCAGTTGGGTCATTAGAAACATACCAAGATTCGGCAGGGTCTTTCAAGAGAGCATCCATACCGGTTCCCCAAGCAGTTTCAGCAGTTTGTGATTTGGTCTTTACATAAACATTGATACGATAGACCTTCTTCCATGTCAAAGAATCTTGAATTGCCTGGTCTTCACTATCTACCTTATCTTCATCGTCATAACGATATTTCCAGTTAAATGCGTTCTGGTGATTCAATGCAGGAATTTCTTCACATTCAGGTGTGATAATAGAAACACCAACATCGTTACCATATTCACCAGGACCGATAGAAGCGATAATCAACTGGTTAGCCTTGTTAGATACATACTGTTCAACGTCACCATTACCTGGTTCGTCATCAGATTCAATGGAAACCGTGTAACCATCTTTGTATCTTTCATTTGTACCATTCAAGATTTCACTTGTTGCGAAAGCAGCCATCTTGTTGACTGGTTCATCATTATCTTTGGTAGTATTTTCTTGCCAAGGAATAACAACACCTTCAGGTGCGTCAGCAACATATACAGAAAGAGTTGTAGGTGTTTTTGCGTTCTTTTCAGCTACAGTCCAGAACAACTTTTCGTCAAAGTTTGCTCCACCATTCTTTGATGTGAATTTTGTCCAGTCATCTTTATAGATAACCTTTTCAACGGCAACATTTATTATATCACCTTCGTATTCTTCATCTTCGTATTGTTTACCTTCCCATACATCAAAGTATGTTAGCAAACCATAGGTTTCATTAGCAAGAAGTTCGGAAGAATCACAACCATATTGGTCAGCAAGTTCGTTAATCTTTTCCATACCAGTACCATCAAAGTTATATTCTTCTTTCATTTTG